ACTCTGCTTTAAGCAGCAGAATCAGCGATTTAGAAGCTGACCCTGTCACAAAGACATACGTTGATGGTGTTCAAACTTCTCTCGATGCCCGATTGGACATCTTAGAGCAAGACGAGACTACCAAAGCTTATGTAGATGGACAAGTATCAGCTCTTGACGCTAGAATCGACGTTTTGGAATTGGANCCAGTNTCCAAGACCTACGTAGATGGCGAAGTGAGCGATTTACAAGGCCAAATCAGCCAAGAAATCCTTGACAGACAATCTGCAGTTAGCGGTGAGGAATCACGCGCTATGGCCGCAGAAGGCTTGCTCGATGGACGCTTAGACGTTCTGGAACAAGATCCTACGACTAAAGCATACGTTGATGCGGAAGTTTTAGATCTCCAAGGACAAATAACTCAGGAAATTTCTGACAGACAAAGCGCAGTTAGTGCTGAAGAAGTACGCGCTATGGCTGCAGAAGGTCTTCTTGATGGCCGACTTGACATCCTTGAGCAAGACCCTACTACAAAATCCTATGTGGATGGAGAAGTAAGTGATCTTCAAGGACAAATTACACAAGAAATCTCTGATCGTCAATCTGCAATTCAAAGTGTAGAAGGAATGATCGAAGCAGAAGAGTCACGTGCGATGGCAGCTGAAGGGCTGTTAGACGGACGCCTCGATGTGCTCGAACAAGATCCTACTACCAAGGCATATGTAGATGGTATCCAATCCGCTCTTGACGGGCGTTTGGATGTTCTTGAGTTAGATCCTGTCTCTAAAACTTATGTTGATGGTGAAGTATCTGATCTACAAGGACAAGTAAACACTGAAAAAGGTCGAATCGACGCAATCCTATCTGCTTCTGAAGCCGATAAGGATTCTTTCGCCGAAATCGTCAGTTTAATTAACAGTGTTGACACCTCTAATGACAGTGCATTTGCTGGCTATGTTACAAGTAACAATGCTGCATTAGCACAAGAAGTATCTGATCGCCAAGCTGGTGACAGTGCTCTTGACTTACGATTAGACGTATTAGAAGTCGATCCAGTCACTAAAGCGTACGTAAACAGCGCAGATAATGCGTTGGATGGACGTTTGGATGTATTGGAAGCCGATCCTACTACTAAATCGTATGTAGATGGCAAAGTGTCCTTGCTACAGTCTGCAGATTCTACACTTCAAAGCAATATTGATGGTCTTTTTGCAAGCAAAACGACTACCAATTTAGCTGAAGGAACAAATCTGTATTACACTCAAGCTAGATTTAATACTGCTTTCTCTGGAAAGTCAAGTACAGATCTTGCTGAAGGTTCAAAACTGTTCTTCACAGATGCTCGTGCAAAGACAGCTGCAGTAGTTAACTCAAGTGCTGGATCTCAAACAGATCAAGCAATGAGCGTAAGCGCTGCAAAGTCTTACATTGATGCTGCTGATAATGCTCGATTAAAGCTAGATGGTACCTCTTCTATGACTGGTCCCGTTGCGTTCTCGTCTTCAATGGCGTTTACTGCAGGCGGTCAGACTATGATCAATGGTAACCCAGCTTTGGGTATCATATTTGGTCGAAGTCAAAGAGTCCCTTATCAGGGTACTTCTTCTGGCATGACAATAGCAATACAGAACCATATCGTAGGCGTAACTTCGGTAACTGGTGGAAAAACCATCTCGTTACCATCCGCTGTAACTATGGCTTCTGGACGCATGTTCATCGTCAAAGATGAATCCGGTCAAGCAAGCTCTTCTAACCCAATAGCGATTGTTCCACCAGCTGGACAATTTATTGATGGAGAAGCCTCTTACTTAATCGTAGTTCCTTATGAATCAGTAATGATTTATTCTAACGGAACAAATTGGTTCATCATCTAATACCTGGGAAGCTCCCTGTGGCCGCGCACCACGGGGAGCAATCCCTTATAATTAAAGAATTTTATGTCATTTATCAAACCCCAAGACCAAATAAATAACGGTATTATCAACAGAGCACCTACACAAAACTCTGTATACGATGCTCTTACCGGAACTCTAAGCGGATTTCCCACACAAAACTATAACCTTACTCCGCAATTATACGATGCTGGCACAAAAGCTGCCAACTTTACTTTAGACTTTGCAAACGGACCTGTCCAACAAGTTACTATTAATGCAGCAGGCCCTCTTGTCCTCACCCTCTCTAATCCTGTCACCGGTGGAGCATATTTGCTCAAAATTGTACAGGGCGCTACTCCTGGAACTATTACGTTCCCAGTAAGCGTAAAATGGGGTGCAGCGGGGGCTCCTACCCTTTCTAACACTACTGGTAATGTAGATATTATAAATCTATTTTATGATGGTACAAGCTATTACGGTACTTACGCCCTAGGATACTAATATGAATCTTCTAAGGCTTATAGCTGCTAGAAAGATTGAAGCTGGCCTAAAGCTAGATTACCTTGTCGTCGCCGGAGGCGGCGGTGGAGGTGACTTTGGTGGAGGGGGAGCTGGTGGATTTAGGACTGATGTAGATTATACAGTCAGTCTAAACATACCTTATACTGTAACCGTTGGAGCAGGCGGTACAGGTGGAGCTGCCTCAAACAAAGGCACTAACGGTGGAAATTCTGTATTTGACCTAATCACTTCCGCAGGTGGCGGGGGTGGTGGAGCTTTTAGCACTGCTAACAAAGACGGTAGATCAGGTGGAAGTGGCGGCGGTGCCGGAACAGAAGATGGCGGTTCTTACGCTTCAGGTACACCAGGCAGTGGTACTCCTTCCCAAGGTAATAACGGAGGTTTAGCTGTTAACGGAGCTACAGCAGCAGGTGGCGGTGGCGGTGCTGGTGCAGTTGGAGGCAATGGAGCAGGTAATAGCGGAGGAAATGGCGGTATTGGTAGTCAAAGCTCTATCACAGGTTCTGCTGTTTATTATGCAGGCGGTGGAGGAGGCGGGGGAGCCAGCGCAGGTGGAACAGGTGGCACAGGTGGAGGCGGTAACGGACGAAATGCTTCAGGAGCTAGCAATACAGCAGGCACTGCTAACACCGGAGGCGGTGGAGGCGGTGGCTATAACTCTATGGGATCTAATGGTGGCTCGGGCGTAATTATACTAAAAATTCCCGATACACGTACAGCTACTTTCTCAGCAGGTGTGACAAGCTCAGTGAGCACATCTGTACCTGGCTATAAGATATACACTATTACAGCCACTTCAACTTCTTCTGAGACGGTAACATTTTCCTAATGCAAAAGTTTACAGCATTCTTAGCTTCTATAGCAATGGTGTTTATGCCCATTAAGGCTACACTAATCACCGTAATGGTGCTTACTGTGGTGGATTTGATTTCAGGCATAATGGCGGCTAGAAAGGAGAAGAAGAGGATCACCTCTTCGGGACTTAAGCGCACAATCATTAAAACGACTGTGTATGAGGCCGTCATTATGCTAGGGTTCCTTACCGAGCAATATATGACAGGAGATGCGGTTCCTATTGTCAAAGTTTTAGCCGGTTTTATAGGACTTACCGAGCTTAAAAGTGTAATGGAGAATATTGAGCGTATCTCTGGCATGTCCATAATTCACTTGCTCATAGACAAGCTCAATCAATCAGATAAAAAATGATTCCTTCCGAAAGGGCTATAGACCTAATTAAAAGGTTTGAATCTTGCCGTTTAAAAGCTTACCAGGACTCTGCTGGGGTATGGACCATAGGATGGGGTACCACAGGCAAAGGCATTCAATTTGGGCTCACTATAACGCAAAGGACAGCCGATTACCTATTAATGGCCCACGTCCTAGATATAGGCTTAGAGCTTACCAATCTATTTGAAAACAAGCTAAAGCAGTATGAATTTGATGCCCTTGTATGTTTTATATACAATATAGGCATAGGAGCCTTTAAAAAGAGCACTATGTATAAGCTTTTAAGGGAAGGTAAGAAAAATGCTGCTTCCCATGAGTTTGATAAGTGGGTGTATGCCGGAGGNCAAAAGCTAAATGGCCTAGTCAAGCGCCGAGCCGCTGAAAAGGCCATGTTCTGTAATGATGTTTAAGTATTTCCTGTTTAGAACGGTACTGTGGCTAGTTGAGCCATTTTATAAGAGGTTCCTTCGTAGATTAGGACATCGTCTTGCCAAACCTGAAAAACCCCAGGCCAAATAAATATAATTTCAGTCATTTGTCACTCCACACCTAGCAGTATACCTCAACTCTTCTAACTTTTCAAATCTTTTTAAACAAGGAGCGTCGTTATAAATCTCCTTGCATCTAATCTTAGCTTTTTCTAAGACCTTTTGATCGTTTTCGGTCCACCTTTTTGTCCTGTTTGTTATCCTCGTCTTTGGGCAATGGTTTTGGGTTGGTGTTCCTACACACTGTACAATAAAACCTACGGTCAGGACGAATATCGCTACCTTGGTCCACATGTTCTGTCTCCTCCTTGCATTCTTTACAGTTAATCTTCACTTATCCTCCCTTTATCGAATTCCTTCTTAATACGCCGCATTAACAGGTCATATTGATCCTCTCTAAAGATAAACAGGTTTTCAAGTATAGACCTGATAAACCTTATATTCTTTATGTTATGCAAAGACGTGCTTTCGTACACAGCTCTTATTAAAGCTTCCTCATCCCCACGAGTGAGGTCTTGTTTGTTTTTAGCACCTATAATCCTCATGAAGGGCTCTTGGGACACCAGTGACTATGAGTAGTTCCTCCTGCAGCTTCGCTACCGCATTCGCATACAGGTGGCGTAAATATACCAGCATCATGGTAAGAATCGTACTCATCTTGAGGCACAAAGGCATCAGGATCGGCAAAGAAAGAGTTATAACAGTAAGCGCACATTTCGTATAAGTTAGTCTTTCCTGCGCAACAATACTTATTCTTTGAATCAGTCATTTAGATCACCTTATTGAAGAAGTCTAAACATTAATAAGAATTCATTTCGGAAATTTCTAATCTTTTGCTCAGGATAAGAGCTAAAATGTCCCACACCAGGGGACATAATCTCTCTTCCCACGTCAATATGCCTTAACCCAACACAATGGCCAATTTCGTGCCATAACACAGTCTTAACAATATCAGACCTATAAGCTAAAGGATAGATTGTAATAAAACAATCATAAGGACCTACCTCAGCTAGACCAGCTTTATTACCCTCTACATCTTCTAAAGCTAGTTTTACAAAGATAGTGTAAGACCTAAGAGAATCAGGATCGGTGTCTGAATCAAACTTTAACACCTTTTGATCCATTAGTTTATTTAAGTCTTTTACATACTGAGTAAGAACAAAAGTTACATCAGGGCTCATTGTATTAGAATTAAACTTAATGTGAGCAGGCCATACGCTTCTTCCGCATCCAACATTGGCTAAGAATAGCGCTAAAACAATAAAGTATCTAAGCATGTTATCTCCTTATAGTAGAGTTTAGTATTACGCCGATTGCTATCCCTCCTACAAGCACTACCCAACTAGGAGTTTTGTTTTCGGCCTGTTCCAACTCTTCTTTAAGTATCTTAACAGATTTTTTTAAATTGTCAATAGCTTTATCTTGAGCTGCTACAGTCTCTTCGCAAGCTTTAACATAATCTTTACATTCTTTAGATTCAGCTAAAGCTAGCTGGGATACTAAGCATAGTGTAATTATTAGTTTATTCATTATTTACATGCCCTAATACGGTTAATTTAGCACCAGGAGTTTTGACAATCATAAAGCCTTCATTATTGGCATCATTGATGTCTTTCATAAATAACCAGCTTGCTAGATACCAAGCATCCTTAGTCTCAGCAAACAAAATGCCTGTAACGTGAAATTTCATCACATCTTCTCTCAAATTGCGAGGAGTGTCCATGCAATGATCAATTGCTTCAATAACAACTATAGGTAGACTTTTATGGTATTTCACTTTCACATTACCTCCTTCAATTTATTTTTAGCTTCTTTTAGCTTTTTCTTCTTTTGTTTAATTTTAGCTGAATCTTTAGCTATAGCTATGTCAAGCTCTTTCTCTGCTAACTTAACTTTAGCTGCACGTAGTTCTTTGTTTTTAAGATCAAAAACTACTAGTAATACGCCCACAATTATAGATAAAGATACAACTATCCATTGAGTGAGTGTTAGCTTTAGTTCAGTTAGCCATTTCATAACTTACCCGTCCAACGTCCTCTTTTGTTAAGATGCATTACGACAAGCACGGGATTGCCATCAATAACAACTCCGCAGCTTAGGATGGGCTTTTTACGCATGTGCTTTCCATACTCAAAAGCATAAGCATCTTTATCAATTCCTGAGCCTACATTCATACCGAATAATAGCACTTGGGAATTGGCCCAGAACAACACACCAGCATCAGCGTGTAAATGACCTATAACGCACGATTTAAGCTCGTCCTTAGCGGCGTTTATAGCTCCCTGGACACCTGAGTACCCAAGACCATGCTTATACACTACATTGTCTACTTCTACCTTATCAAGCCATTTCCACCCTTTTGGAGCCTTGAGAAAATCTCTGTATTCTCTTAAATACGCCCGAGGGATTCCATACTTCATGGCTCGTCTAAAGATACGCTCGTCATGATTACCTTTACATACAAGCATCTTGGGAAATGCTTTATAGAAAGGTGTAAGTTGTTTAATAGCTTCTTTAAGCTCTTGACCGGCACTAAACCCATCTGGATCGTGATCCCAATCGCCTAAAGCGTGATGATCAACTAAATCACCTACGTGTATAGTAATTGTAGTACTATACTTTTTCTGTACTGCCTTTAAAAACTTAAGATAATCTTGATGTATAAAAGGTGCTTGCGTATCAGCTATGACTAATACTTTACTCATTTTTATACTTCCTTCGTAATGTGTTTTCCCTTTTTGTNTTGCTTTCGTGGCACTCTAAACATAGGACCTTGAAGCCCGAGGAGTCGGTGAACAGTCTCTCGCAGTACTTGTCCCAACCTTCGAATCCCTTTTTTATGTCCACTACGGGCAGAGTGTGGTCTAGTTGCTTTTCTTTTGCCGGGACTACTTTTTTGCATTTTTCGCATTGGTACTTTCCCCATTCGAGCCATGCTCGTTTAGTCGCTACGCTTCGCCAAGGCCATCTATAGCTGGCTCGTCGTAGAGTGTTTTTTATAAACTGAAATCGATATTTATCAATTTCATCTTTCGTATATTGATCGTACGGCTTTTTCGATTTCATGCTCTTCCTTCGGTTCACTCAGCATCTTGTTCCACTCTGCTGTCCACCACATTGCTATGTCCATTGGTACGCCTGCATCGTTTTTAAGAGCATACAGCAATCTTACCATAGTCTCATGTCTTTGTCCACTAGTAATTGGTACAGTGTTTGCCATCACATGAAAACAATCAAATATGCTCTTTCCTTCGATTTGTCCAGGTGAACTAATTTGCATCTCTTCTTTTTTAAGTGGGGGAAGCACGAGAGGTATTCCAGGGCTAGCAGAGATGAGTTCCTTTCTTCTTCCAGTTTTTTCGTGTCGGGTTCCCGGTATTCTGAACGGATGTAAATGGGTGTAGATCGAGATGTCTGCTTCTGGGAAATTCGCTTTAACCCAAGCTTTATCGAGTGCAGGCAAAAGATGGCTAGGTTTATTATGGCGAAGAATGCCATAATGCAAACCCCTATTACCAGTCGTATAACATACATAATCGTATCCCATTCCTTTCAACTTGCTAGAGGCCCTTCGGGCGGCGTCTTCGTTGTCGAAGTCGAGCCAGAGCCTTTCTGACCATACAACACCTTTAAATCCCTTAGTAGTTCCTGCCTGCTCAATCGCCTCTGCGGTTCCCTTCGTAACCTGGTAGAGAGAGCAAAACCCTTCGCTGTTAATCTCACTGAGTACCAGAAAATGAGGGCTAGAGCCATAATTAGCGGTAGCAGAGTAAAGACTATAGATGTAGTCCACACGATTCCTCCTTACTGAAGTAAATGTTTATAACGGTTAATGAATTCAATTTTGTCGTTTGCTAACAAATTAGCTATGTACTGATCTCCACCGGCAAACTTAGGAGCAGTGATCATAGGGCATTTGTGAAATTGCAACTTTACAGAAAAGAATCCAAGACTAAGCTCTTGAACAGGACCGTACCCTGACAAAGATTTATCACATTTTAAGTTAACTTTACGGTCAGCAAACTTAAGTCGGATAGCTTCATCACCATTCATCCATAATTCATCAGCTACAAGCTTTTCATAAGCTTCCAAAGTCATACCGGATCTTTGCGCAATTCCTTTGTTAATATCGGAAAGATACTTAGCTAGGAAGTTAGCAAATGTAAGAAATGAACCTGGGATATTACCGCCGATTCCTCCTACGGATGCTCTATGGCTCATCATAATAGTGGCGTCTGTAACAAGCCTGTCATTAAGCTTTTGGCTAGTAACAAAGCTCATACTTGCGCTAAAAAGACTGATAGTATGGACAGGACGTCCCAATCCTTTAGCCACTTCAATCATGTTAAGACCATCTTGAATGCTTCCACCAGGGGAATTCAAAACAAGATAAATAGGCTTACCTTTTCTCAGGTTCTTGTCTTTTTCTAACAATTGCTCTTGCACAGTGGCTACGGTAGGCCCAAAAATAGGCATATTTAAAGCTACTGTGTTTTCCTCAGATAACATAATTACTTCTGAACCACGAGATTTAACACACATTCCTAACATTATCGATAACAGAACTAAGGGGATTAATTCCATTATTAATTGTTTTCCAGATCGTCTTTTCATTTGTTCTCCATTGTTAAAACATTATAACAAACCTTTATCATAATGTCAATTATTATTCTTCTTCGTTTTTTAAACCTGCTAAGGTATTAAAAGTCTTTGCTTCTGCTTTAATTTTTACACACAAGCCTAACTCATGATTTAAAACGTTGAGGGTGGCTCCATATATTTCTCTGAGTCTTTTGGCTTGCTCTTTAGGTACTTGATTGCTGGTACTATCGTGACAGTCAAGTAGGATAGGCTTGATTTCAATGCCTTCCTCTTTGCAACGCCGGTAGATACTAAGCACCCATAGTACGAGTACGTCGTGCGCACTACTTTGTATAAATCTGTTAGATAAGTCTTTATATTCCGGATCGGGTACACGTATTATCCTCCCTATTACATTTCTAAGATAACCTTGATCTCTATTAACTTCCCGTAATTGGTAGTTAAACTTTTTGACAGCGTCAAACTTACGCCAATAAGCTTTTACGTATTCGTCTGCTTGTTCGACAGTAGTCGGTATGCCTTCTTTTGTAAGGTTTTTAGCCACTGTGTGTTTTGTACCTGTATACTGTACTGCAAGCTGAATAACCTTAGCGACTTTACGCTGCTTAGCAAATCTCTCTTTAACTTCCGTTGTGATTGGTATATTAGGATTATACCCATAGTGCAATTCCTTGTCATTCTTAAATAGCTCTAAAGCTAAGTCAAGATAAATATCACCTAACCCGTCCCTGAAGACTTTGAGGAGTGAGGGATCTTCACTGTAATGCGCCGTAATTGTTGGTTCGATTGCCGATAAGTCCGCGTGTACCCCAACATAGCCTTCATCACATTTAAGGTTTTTAAGTATAACTTTTTCATCAAAAGGGGCGTTAAGAAGATAAGGCTTAAAACCACTGAGACGATATGACACAGTCCCGCAAATGTTAAAACCAGGATGGAGCCTACCATCTCCACAACTTGACAAATAAGGTCCAGAGAAATTAGTAGATAAGGTGTTAGCTTTTTCATATTTTAAGTAAGCCTCCACAAAATTACTTGGGATTCGTTTGATGCTGTCCCCGTCCACACTAGGTTTGCCTGATTCAGTGAAGTTAGTGGGAGTATGGCCGAGCTTTTCAAAAAACAATTCCCTTTTGTGCGAGTCAGAATTGAGGTTAAACCTTTCCCATTTTTCTGGATGATTAGCATACCAAGCCTTGTTACTTTCTCGTTTATACTCGGCAATTCTACGATCTGCCCAGTCTTTTTCGAGGGACGCAATTTCATTCTTTAGCTCCTTTTGGAATCTAACCTTGGCAGCTTCTTTCACCCTTAATAATCTATTATGTGATTTTTCTAACCCTTGAACGTCAACTGTTACGCCAAGGTCTGTATTTTTCTGCAGCAAAATATTATACTGCATCATTTTTTCTAACATCCACCAATAATCATTGGTATCAAAAAATGGTGACAATTTCTTATACAATTCAATAGTGGAGTGGGCATCTAAAGCGGCGTATTTAGCTAATACTTCTAAATCAGCTAAATGCATGTCTTCGCCTTTTCCTTTACCTCCATTTGCTTTTATATTAGCTATTAGCTCTGTATTACCTTTCTCTGCGTAGCCCAGCAGCTCCACTTGGGCATCTTTAAGCCCATACGGCCTGGGACCTGCTGGTGCTGACGCTAAGTGCCACATAATACGGGTATCTGCTGCCCATTGAGTGTCTACTTTATACTGCCTGTCTATATGGCTTTTGTCGTAAGTAAAATTATGACCAACCAAGCGATAATCCAATAACACACTTCCAATATGATGTGCCAAGTCTTTATCGCAAGCCTCAATAAACGTATTCGTCTCTTTGTCATAAACTTTTAATGGTATGTAAACAGCTACTACGCCGTTCTTTGTTTTTTCCGGTGCAAGTGATATTCCTAAAATATGCCCTGGATGTGTCTCGATATCACATGCTAGAAGACCTTGCCATTCGACAAGTACTTCGTTTAATTCTCTTACTGATTTTATAATTTTATAATTCATGTAAGTAAAATGTCCCGTATAAGCCCGGGACCACGGCTATCGAGCCGATTCACATTCACGGCTATAAGTTACCCTTCAGCAGGGAATACCGCTCGAACACGCTTAGTTGGCTTTCCAAGGTATTCCTCGTCTACCAGGTAAATGGCAACGGGAGCGCCGGAAAGTGCATACGCTTCGTTACCAGCATCTTTAGGAGACTTAGGAATCGGGAATGCGTTAATAGCTTCGCTATCCAATCCGAATGCCTGAAGTCTTCGTTTAAGATTACTTTCACCATATTTCGTAGGTTCCATAGTACCATTGTCAGACAGCTTTGTCAAGACAATATTTTCGTACACAGGACGCTGCAAGCCAGCTACAGAATATTTCACTTCTACGCCAAAACTTCCAGTCTTGTAAGACTTAGGCGTGAAAGATTCTACAACCGCTGTACGGCGTTCTCCACGATCACCAGTGCTCTTTGAAAGAGGTACTGATTTAGTTGCTGTTTTTGTGCGTGTAGCCCAATTGCCACCAGCACTAGATGTGTTTGATTTACTCATCTTTGTTCTCCTTTGGTTTAATAAGATCCTTAATATCCTCTTTTAGTAGAGATATTACTATTTTGTAATGTATAGCAGTTAATAATGCTCTTACAAGTACAAATCCTAATACAAGTGCATATACCATCAATCCTAACTTAAGCGGGCTCATCATTTTTATCCTTTGTTGAAGCTAAATTAGCAAACCATACATCAGTAGAAGCTTCAGCATACTTCATAGCTTCTTCAGCAATTTGTCTAGGAGTTTTTACAAGTAGTCCACCCTCTCTAGTTATGATAGACTGTAAAGCAGCTCCAAACAAATGTAATTTAATTTCATGTTTAAAATCCATTAGTCATTCCTTTTAAAGCTTTTATGATCTTATTAAAAGTTTTAACCTTTAAATAAATTCGATTTGTAAGTTGAGGTCCTCCTANTGTGTTTTCAATAATAACAATGTCATCATTNTTATCTAAGAATAAAGTGACATATTTGTTAATTTTCTTTCTAACAATCTTCTTATGTCTAAATACTTCTGTCATACCATCACTCATTATGTATCTCCTTTTTTAATTCGTGTTCTTAATTGCATTTTTTTAGTCAAATCAGGACGCATATCGCGAATAGAGTCATATAGTGTGATTTCGCATTCACGCCCCTCAATGTCTGAAAAAGTAGCGTATATGGCAAAGTTAGCTGCTACTTCAGAGATGTCCACTTCTTCTACTAGCTCTTTTTCCATATAATCCATTAACATTCTCAAGTCATCTGTTTTAATTTTCATTCTTCATCCTCATCTTTCTTCATACGTTTATATTGCTCACAGAAAGGTGCTGCAGAACAGTAGCTCTTACAACGTGTGCTTTCTCCTGGTCTAAACTTGATGCTATGGTTAGGCCCAGCAGCTTCTAATGCTAGTTTAGCTGCCTCTTCGCTTTGAGTAAGTCTTACGGCTTTCTTTTGCCCTTTCTTCATCAAAGCCCATACATCAGGTTTTGCCCATCGATCTTCCGCTGAACATTCTGGTAATTGATCAGAGGGAAGAGAGGCGGCCTCTTTGTGCACCAACACGCGCTCACGCACATAAGCTGCCACCTCTTCATCAGGGATTAACGGCACGTCTAGCAGTACTACTTGATGTGCCGGATAGGGATCTCCTTCACGCATGTATTGATTTTTAGACCAATCACGCAATATAGCTACAATCTGCAACTTGTTTACTGTCTTACCGTGTTTTCGAAGAATATGGGCATAGATATTTAATTGCTTAGCATACTCTTCTGGAACACCGTCTCTTACTTTGTATACTGAAGTAAACTTATAATCTTGTAGAATTCCTTCTTTCAAAAGAAATCTATCCATTTGTCCGCTGACTTTCCAGCCTTCTACTTCGATTACAAGTCTTTGCTCAGCAATAGCTGTCTCTTCAGCTCTTTCAAGAATACCATGTACAACTTGACCGAGTAAGCTCCAAATTCTATCAGACACATCTTCGGTAAGTTGATCTTCATGACGAAGCTCAAGTGTTCGCATCTGAGGTGGCTTCAGCAGCGACGTGACAGAGATATCACAATCGCCGCTGCTGTAACCATCGTTAGACACGGCTTTAACTATTGGCTGAGGAAGATTTAACTTATTTGTCAATTTCATAGATACTATTATACCTCAAACAAAACAAAAAGTCAACTATCTTCTTCAGAATCATCAGAATCATCCATAAAAGCTAATTCATCAAAAGGCTCTTCGAGGTAATGCGAAAAGCTTTGTGAAGTAAGCTCTAAGTAGCCTTTCTCTGTAATAATAACAGTAGAACCNACTACAACATGTTTTAGGTCATGTGGATTGAAGTCTTCGAAAGTAACGCGTATAACGTCACCTTGTTCGTCCTCGATAAGACCTTCTTCGCCATCCCAATCAATCAATCTGCCAATATTTAATTCCATAGTACCTCCTGTTATGTTTGTATATTAACATAACGTTTTTACAAAAACAAGAATTATTTGTCAAGAATTTTGATCGTAATAATATCAACTACTTATAAAATAGTACTTGACAAGCTAAAAAATACTGGTATAATAACTACATATGTAACTTAGTAATACGCCACAATTATTATATATATTATGTAAGCGGCGTAATACTTATTGACTTTTTAAGTCTAATTTGGTATAATACATATATGAAGTTGAATAGAAAACAACGCAGAGCACTTAAGGCAAAAGGAGTAAAACTAATGAGATCAGAGGAACAACTGAAGAAAGACTACATTGATTTGTGTACTAAAGCTGGTGAGCTTCAGTATCAAATCGAGCAAATGAAGATTGCTCTTGTTGATATTAACAATAAACTTGTTGACGTTAACAAAGAATATGTAGAGCTTAAAAAAGCACAGCAACAAAAAGAACAATCCCAACAAGGAGCTGAGAATGTTTCGGAAAGCCAGACTGACTAAGTTAGCTCAAACCCCAGAAGCTTTTGAAGCACAGGCTGAGCAATTTCTATCCTCACAAGGATTTGAAGTTAATGCCGACACCAAAAAGCTATTTGCAGCTTTTGTCCAACATTTGCCTCAAAATGAAGATTCGTTTGACGCAGACCTTCTAGGCAAAATGATGAGAAAAGCTAAAGCAAACGAGCTAGCATTTTATCTGATGCATCCTGACAAAGCGCCAAAGAAAGAGCAAGCAAATGACGCAGAAGGAATTTCAAAAGCTACAGAAGAAGTGGTACAAAAAGTTAGCGGATAAAGGCTTTAAGGATATCGAAAACAGCGATGTCCCGGGCCATCCGTTAATTCATTGGGATAGTTTTCATTTTCAACAAATGTGGACTCCCCAATCCTTTTTGGAAAAGCAGAGGTATTTTGAATTAGCCGGTCAAATGCTTCATGATTTTAAATTCAAACGTAAGATTGATAAAGAAATCTGGAAGATGCATTGTGAAGGTAGACCTGCTAAGGAAATATCGGAAGCGGTAGAGTTACATACTAACACTATAAACAGGATAATTAGAAGATATGCAAGTTACATCAAATATGATCCTGGTTAGAGATGTTAGGGAAGAAGACCTACCTCTGATATATTCCACCTGGCTTTTAGGCTTGTATCACGGGTGTGATTGGTTTGGTAGAATTAAAAAAGATTCTTTCTTTGCCAATTACAAGGTGTCTTTGGAAAAAAGGCTCCCACACTGTACAATCAAAGTAGCAGCGTTAAAGGAAGATCCTGATGTTATTCTTGGTTATGTTTGCTACCGTGGTAATGTTCTTGATTGGCTTTTTGTAAAGAAAGCTTGGAGAAAAATGGGCATAGCTAAAATGCTTATGCCTCAAAATATAAATGTTTGTACGCATCTCACTAAAGTAGGGAGATCGTTAAAACCAAAAGAATGGGATTTTGATCCCTTTGTCTAGGAGTGGTATGAAAGTAAAATCAGTAGAAATCATTAATGCTATAACAATCCCCGGAACATCCGTTCTAGGTGCTATTTCTATTTTNCCTGAAAAGCATCCTGATGTNTCTTTGTCTTTGGAATCTAATGGAGTGCTTGTAGAAAGCCGTGGTATCAGTGCTATTATTCCCTTGACAAATATTAAATCAGTAATTTTAGCACCAGAGGTACAGAGTGGACGATCTAAACAAACTGCTCAAAAAAGCTAGTGACGCGGTAAAGCGTGATATAAATCACATTTACCAAGAAGTGTCTACTAGGAAGCTTTCNGATAAGTCTGCCCGTGATTTAGTAGCTTATGTTAAATTATTGACAGATTTGTCTAAAGCGCAAAAAGAGCAAAAAGAAGAACTAGCAGCAGTACCNGATGACGAGCTTAAAAAGCTGGCAAAAGAATTANTAAATGAAACCCAATCTTGAACATGTATTAGGTGAGCTTAAAAAACGTAAGAGCAAACCNTTTAAGCTTGAGGATTTTCTATTTGATCAGCAATTAAAGTTTGTTGCAGACCCTAGCCGATTCAAGGTGGCAGTTACAACACGCCGTGCAGGTAAGACGGTGTCTTGTGCTGCCGACCTTGTTCACACTGCTGTAAACAACCAGGATACTATTTGTGTTTACATTACTCTTTCTCGTAGCAATGCTAAGCGGATTGTTTGGCCGGAACTCAAAAAAATAAATAGACAATTTGGATTGGGAGGCGTATTTAACTCTTCTGAGCTATCTGTGACTTTTCCCTCAGGTTCGACTATCTATTGCACAGGAGCAGCTGATAAAAGTGAAATTGAAAAATTCAGAGGACTTGCGATCAAAAAAGTCTATATTGACGAATGTCAGTCATTCCCTTCGTTTATTGATGAATTGGTTAATGATATTATCGGCCCTGCTTTGCTTGATCATGCCGGTACTCTTTGCCTTATCGGTACTCCTGGTGTTCTTCCTAGTGGGTATTTTTATGTATGTAGCCGCAGCAGAGATTGGTCTCAGCATTCTTGGGGTTTTTGGGATAATCCTTTCATATCTAAAAAGTCTGGGATGTCTCATCAGCAAGTATTTGAACAAGAATTAAAACGTCGTGGTGTGACAGCTGACAATCCAAGTATCCAAAGAGAGTGGTTTGGTAAATGGGTGTTGGATGTAGATTCTCTTGTATATCATTACAGTAAACATATAAATGATTATGATGAATTACCTATCGTTAAATGGAATTACATTCTTGGTGTTGACTTGGGTTATAATGACGCTGATGCCTTATGTGTTCTTGCTTGGAGTGAATCTAGCCCTTCGACTTATCTTGTCGAAGAAGTTGTCACAAAGCATCAAGGTATTACGGAGCTTGTTCAACAAATAGAGACACTTAGAATGCAATACGATTTTAGTAAGATCGTAGTTGACACAGGCGGTTTAGGTAAAAAGATTTCTGAAGAAATATCAAAGCGTTATAAGATATCAGTACAACCAGCTGAAAAGATTAGGAAAGTAGAATACATAGAATTAATGAATGATGCTCTACGCACAGGTAAGCTTAAAGCTAAAGAAGATTCTGTGTTTGCCCATGACTGTATGAGAGTGGAGTGGGATTTGGATAAAAGTACGCCTGATAAGAAAGTTATTAGCCGTAGGTTCCACTCAGACATTTGCGAAGCTGTTTTATACGCATGGAGAGAAAGCTATTCCTACACCCACGCACCTGTAGCTATTAAGCCTAAGTATGGGTCAAAGGAATGGCAGTTAGAAGAAATTACCCGTATGGAAGAGCAGGCAGAAGAGTATTTCAAGAATTTAGAAGATACTAATAAAAACAATGACTTTGGTGAGTGGTAGTGTGTTTATAGGCAATTTTAGTAGCTTTTTTAGCTATTTGCAGTAAAAGGACTTAAAATGCCTCTAAAACGTGGTAAATCTGAAAAAAGTTTTAAAGAAAATATCAAAACCGAAATGAGACACGGAAAACCTCAAAAGCAAGCTGTAGCAATTGCATACGCTGTAAAACGTAAAGCACAGAAAATGGCTGAAGGTGGAGAGGTTCGTAAACATAATGAAGAAAAATTAGCAAGAGCAAAGGAAGCTGGACATCCTATAAGAAAATTAAGTGCAGAAAAAGCATTAGCAGGTCAACCACATGTAGG